TTATCACAGGTTGGAATACAAAGTTTTTTGACATACCTTATTTGATGAATAGAATATGTCATATCGTAGATGAAAAAGTTATTAAAAGATTTTCACCTTGGAATTTAGTTGAAAGAGAATCAATTGTAGTAAGAGGTAGGCCACAAACCCACTATAATATTTTTGGTATTGTAATGTTAGATTACTTGGACTTATACAAAAAGTTTATTCCAACAAGACAAGAAAGTTATAAACTAGATTACATTGGTAAAGTAGAACTTGGTAAAGGTAAAGACGAAATGCCTTACGATACTTTTAGAGAATGGTATACAAAAGACTTTCAATCATTTATAGACTATAACATACAAGACGTTGAGATTGTTGATGGTTTAGAAGATAAACTAAAACTAATTGAACTTGTATTAACTATGGCGTATGAAGCAAAAGTTAATTATAATGATGTATTTTCGCAAGTAAGAATGTGGGATATGTTAATTTACAATTACTTAAAAAAAGAAAATATAATGATTCCTCCTAAGGAAGATAACGTCAAGGAAGACAAGTATGACGGCGCTTATGTTAAAGACCCTATTACAGGTATGCATAAATGGATAGTATCATTTGACATTAACTCTCTATATCCTCATCTAATTATGCAGTATAACATTTCGCCAGAAAAAATCATTGGCGTTAAACCATCAGGCGTTTCAGTTGATAAGTTGTTAAAACATGCGACACCATTAACACACTTAAAAACTGAAGGCGCTTGTATTACACCAAATGGTGCTATGTTTAAAACAGATAGTCCAGGTTTCTTACCTAGACTTATGGAAAATATGTACAATGATAGGGTTAAATTTAAGACACTAGCATTTCAAGCAAAGAAAGAATATCAAAAAACAAAAGATCCAAAGACAGCAAAAGAAATATCTCGTTGTCATAATATACAATGGGCAAAAAAGATTGCGTTAAACTCTGCTTATGGTGCGATAGGTAATCAATATTTTAGATACTATGATGTAAGACAAGCAACTGCTATCACTTCATCTGGTCAATTTGTAATTAGATTTATTGAAAAGAATGTAAACGAATATATGAATAGAATATTAAAGACACACGATAAGGTAGATTATATTGTTGCGTCAGATACAGATTCAATTTATCTTACATTAGATAAACTAGTTGAGGCGACTTGTAAAGATAAATCAAAAGCAGATACATTAAAGTTTCTAAACAAAGTTGTTAGTAGTAGAATAGAACCATTTATAGATAAATGTTTCGCAGAACTTGCTGACTATACAAATGCCATTGAAAATAAAATGGTTATGAAACGAGAAGTTATTGCTGACAAAGGTATATGGACAGCGAAAAAAAGATATATGTTAAATGTATTAGATGAAGAAGGTATTACATTTGAAGAACCTAAACTAAAGATTATGGGTATTGAAGCTGTGAAATCATCAACACCTGAAGTTTGTCGTGGTAAAATTAAAGAGGCTATTAATTTGATTATGACAAAAGATGAAGATGCACTACAAACATTTGTATCTAAATTTAAAGATGAGTTTTATAATATGTCAGCAGAACAAATATCTTTTCCAAGGTCTTGTAATAACTTGGCTAAATACAAACATAGTAATAATATTTTTATCAAAGGTACACCAATACACGTGAAAGGTGCTTTGATTTACAATCATCAAATAAGAGAATTTAAATTAAGTAGAAAGTATCCAATGATACAAGAAGGTGATAAGATTAAGTTTATAAAACTAATAGAAGCAAATCCATTTAAGTTTGATGTAATCAGTTATGTTACAAAACTTCCAACAGAATTTAAATTAGAAAAGTATATTGATTATGAAGTACAATTCCAAAAAACATTTTTAGATCCGTTAAGTTTTATACTAAACTCAATTGGTTGGTCTTATGAAAAGAAGGCTAGTTTAGAAAGTTTTTTTGAATGATAACATCTATGTTTTTATTATTAATAACTTTACATTGGGGTTTTGCCACTGGCGCAATACTTGCAATGAAAACAAACTGGAGTATACCTAGGTTTCTAATTATAGTTTTACTTTTTAGATACTTATTATTAACTTATGGTCTTTAACACAAACAACAAATATGGAGTAATATATGCTGATCCACCTTGGACGTTTAAAACGTATAGTAACAAAGGAAAAGATAAAAGTCCTGAAAGACACTATTCTTGCATGTCTATCACTGACATTATTAATTTACCTGTTGGGAGCCTTGCTAAGGACGATGCAGTCCTTTTAATGTGGGTTGTAGATCCACTTTTAGACCAGGCGTTTAAAGTTATTGACGCCTGGGGTTTCAAGTACAAGACTGTAGGTTTTACTTGGGCAAAAACGAATCGAACTAAAATGGGTTTCTTTACAGGTTTAGGTTATTGGACTAGAGGTAATCCAGAGATGTGTTTACTTGCTACAAAGGGTAAACCAAAACGGCTAAATAAAAGTATACCACAATTAGTTGTGAGTGAAAGACAAGAACATAGTAGAAAACCAGATATTGTTTATGAACATATAGAAAAAATGTTAAGTGGACCTTATATTGAACTCTTTGCTCGTAGAAAACGAGATGGGTGGCAAAGTTGGGGTAACGAAGTATGATTTGGGACTTGACATTATCGTTATTATGTGTTATATTAGTGTATGGTTTTGTCATATGGTTATTAATGAAATGGAATAATGAACAATTATAAAAGATACACATTAAAAGATACTTTAGAGAGTGAACAAAAAGCACTCTTTAATGTACTATCTACTTTCGCTGGTGGTGGTGGTTCATCAACAGGTTATAGACTTGCGGGTGGTAAGATATTGGCAATCAATGAATTTGTACCAGAAGCTCAAAATACGTATAGAGAAAATTATCCAAACACACTTATTATACCAGGTGATATTAAGAAGTTAACTGGAAAAGATTTTATGATTAACACTGGACTAAAACCAGGTGAACTTGATTTACTTGATGGTTCGCCACCGTGTTCAGCGTTTAGTATGGCGGGTTCAGTATCACACGGTAAAGGTAATACTCACGCAGATGCGTTTGGTAAGAAAAAGAAATATAGTGATATTGAAGGTGTAGAAAATGTTGAAGATTTATTTTTTGAATTTTTAAGAATAGCAGATGAACTAAAACCAAAAGTAATTATTGGTGAAAACGTTGAAGGTTTAACAATGGGTGAAGCTAAAGAGTATTTTCATAAGATACAAAATACATTTGAAGATATAGGTTATCTAGTTGTTGCTGATGTATTAAACGCAAGTTATTTTGGTGTACCACAAGCTCGTAAAAGAACTTTCTTTATTGCTGTTAGAGAAGATGTTGCTGAAAAAATTGGTATTAATTTTATGACAATGTATCAATTATATCCAGAAAAGAATACCAAACAAACAACACTTGGTGAAGCTATTAATGATGTAGTAAACGAAGACCAAGAAGAAATAGATTTACTATTAGAAAAACTAGGTCCACAAACTGCTGTAGGTAAAACTTTGGCAAAGATGCCTAAAGATCCTGATAAAGTATTAACAGGTATGGATTACCACGATAAAGGTCATCACTTTAATTTAAAAAGATGTAGTTTAAGAAAACCAAGTCCAACAATTACAGCAATGGGTAATTATCCTGGTGTTGCTGGTACTTGTCACCCATTAGAAGATAGAAAGTTTACTATAAAAGAGTTAAAAAGAATTATGTCACTACCTGAAGATTTTAAATTAACAGGTCAACATAAACAACAATCAGAAAGAATTGGTCGTATGGTACCACCTCTTATGATGAAAGCACTTGCTGAAAGTGTATATAACAAAGTATTGAAACCATATAAGGAGTTAGATAATGACTAAATTTACATTTGCCACATCAGAAGAAGGCTTTGATAATCATATTGATAAGTCGGTTAGAGGGTATAGTCACTTATGGGGTGATATACTTTCGCTATCAAAATATTTTGTAGAAGATTATACCCAAGTTGTTGATATAGGTTGTTCAACAGGTAAACTATTAAAAGGTATGATGGAACAAAACAACGAACATATACCACACGCACAATACACAGGTATTGAAATAGAAGATGATTTCTATGGCGATTATAATATGGACGAAGACAAGTATCAAAATTTAAGTTACTACAGAGGTGATGTAAGAGATTTTAATTTTCAAAATTGTTCTTTAGTTACTTCTATATTTACTTTACAATTTATGTCACCAAAAGATAGACAAGAAGTAATTAATAAAGTTGCCAATGGTTTAAATACTGGTGGCGCATTTATCTTTAGTGAGAAAACTTTTAGTTGTAATCCTAGAATACAAGATATGATGACTTTTACTTTTTATGATTATAAAAGAAAACATTTTAATGATAAGGAAATATTAGATAAAGAAGTACAGTTAAGGCATATGATGAAGTTAAATACTAAAACTGAAATCTATGAAATGTTTACAAACGCAGGTTTTGAAGTACATAACTTCTGGCAGAACTTTAACTTTATGGGCGCCATTGCTTTAAAGAAATAAATAATATGATGGCGATTACGGAACAATCATATAAAGAACTAAAAGATTATTGGGACTATCAAAGAAAGATAGAATACAATAAAGAGATAGTACACTATATGGCTGAGAAGTTTGAGGGAAGAGTCTATAATGATTTTGGTATGGTTAACATAGATGAGATGAAAAACTTACTATGGACAAGAGTTAAATCAGAAGATTACGAAGAACCTAAAAGGGGTTATGTACCAAAAGACCCTAAATTGAGGTTTGAGTGGGAGGGCGAAGCACACTTACCAACACACTTACTTCCGTATGATAAAGATTTAGAAAATGAACATTGACAAACAACGATAAGTATGATATATTATAACACAATTAAGGAGATTGAATATGAGTAATTTTTTAAAAGATATAATTAAAGAAACTGGTAATGAATATGCTGGTTTAGTGAGTGATGGTGTTGATAGCGCTGATGTAACTAGTTTTATTGATACAGGTTCATATTCATTTAACGCATTATTATCTGGTAGTATCTATGGTGGTATGCCAGGAAACAAAATCACAGCAATCGCTGGTGAAGCCGCAACAGGTAAAACATTTTTCGCATTAGGTATTTGTAAAGCATTTTTAGATAAGGATCCTGACGCAGGGGTAATTTATTTTGAATCAGAAAGTGCGATCTCAAAAGATATGATTGAGAGTAGAGGAATTGATAGTAAGAGAATGGTCATTGTTCCAGTTGCGACAGTACAAGAATTTAGAAATCAATCTATAAAAATTTTAGACAAGTATAATGAACAACCAGAGTCAGGTAGAAAACCTTTGATGTTTGTATTAGATAGTTTAGGTATGTTATCAACTACAAAAGAAATGGAAGATACAGCATCTGGTAAAGAAACAAGAGATATGACTCGTTCACAAATTGTTAAATCAACATTTAGAGTATTAACATTGAAACTAGGTAAAGCAAATGTACCTATGATAATGACTAACCACACTTATGATGTCATTGGTTCAATGTTCCCTCAAAAAGAAATGGGTGGCGGAAGTGGTTTAAAATACGCTGCATCATCAATCATCTATCTTGGTAAGAGAAAAGAAAAAGACGGTACCGAGGTCGTTGGTAATATCATACATTGTAAAAATTACAAATCAAGGTTAACAAAAGAAAACGCACAAATAGATGTCAAATTAACTTACAAAAAAGGTTTAGACAAATACTATGGTCTTATTGGTCTCGCTGAAGAAGGCGGTATCTTTAAGAAAGTATCTACAAGATACGAAATGCCAGATGGTTCTAAAGTTTTTGGTAAGAATATAAATGACGAACCTGAAAAGTATTTTACAAAAGAGGTATTAGATAAGATAGATGAAATCGCAAAACGAAAATTCAGCTACGGATCAGAAGAAGAAACAGAAGAATAAAA